CGCGCAATCGCCGTCGCCCGAGTCGCGAACGATAATGTCCCCGCGTGTGGCGAGCGATAATGCAACTTCGCGGAAGCTGAGCGGAGTCAGCGCCCGCGCAACCATTGCGGCAAGCCCGCCGCGCCGTTTAATGATGCGTCGAGCGCCTAGCGCAGAATCGTATTTGCCGCGCAAATCAGCCGCAGGGTCTAGATCAGTAGCGAGGCGCACCCAATCGGCCGCAAACAGGCAGCAATCGGCCTTTCCCCACGTAAACGGAACCTCGCGCCGTTCCTCGATGTAGGCGGTCAGCAGGGTCGGCCAATTCTCGGCGCGTTTCATGGTTACTCGTTGTCCAGCGCGGTCGTCTCGCCGCCGCCGTTCCAGTTGCTCCCGTTCGTGTGGTTCTGATTGCCCCAATAAATCGTCTTCTCTTGGATCGCGTTGACGAACTCAAGCCCGAGGTCGGGCATCGTGATCGAAGCGTAGGTAGGGAAAAGTGTTTGCTGATCCTCGTCGGTGTATCGGATTTCGCGCGTGCGCTTGAAATCGATCAGCTTGTTTTCCGCGCTCATGGTGATGAGCGATGACTGTCCGTCGTCCGAGATTTGCATCACGTCCATTCGACCAGAGAACACGGTGATGGGCGAAGAGATCAAACCGGCCGTCGGTGAAAGCGCGCCGAACATCACCGAGCACGTCCGGCCCTGATAATCCTCGGTGAGCGCGTCGTAGACCATTGCGGTGGGTACGCCGGAAAGCTGCATCGTGATGCCGCGCGCCGAAAGGTCGGTCGTCTCCTGCACCGGAGAAATGGTGCCAAGCGTGCCAAGACCTAGGTAGCCAATGCCGTTGTAGGTCAGCGTCCCGTAGCCGGTCCAAAGATAAAGCGGCGTCGAGAAGTCGAGCTGCGCCATCAGGATCGGCGAAAGCTGCGCGGTCGTGACTTCCGCCACCATGTCGGCCGAGATCGTGCGGCCTGCGGTTGTTATGCTCATGTGGCAACGTCCTCCATAATCGAAAAGTTGACGCCGTAAATTGAGGCAAGGTCGATTGACCACTCGGTCTGCGGCGAAGCCAAGCGGAAGACGCCCTTTGCGTTTGCGTAGGTGATCGGCGTGCTTGCGGCGTAGCTTGAACGAAGCACCGGGAACAGCTCAACCGACGACGAGGAATTGACCTGCACAACTTTGTAAAGGCTCGTCGAGATCTGGAGCCAGTCGCCCAAAGCGAACGATCCGGTGGCGCCGGAAAACGTCAGCGTGCTCGAGTTCGCCGTGGCCGTTGTCACGGTGAGCGTGCCGGTGACTCCGCCGCGGTTCGTTGGGTTCGAGTAGTCCTGAAAATAGAACGTGCCGCGATGCGCCGCCAAGAGAAACGAGATGACCGCCTCGGCATCGGCACGCACCATCGGCGGACATTCAACGGAGCCCATCCACGCCTGACCTGGCCAGTTGTATTGCTGAACCTGCATCGTGAACGGCGAAAGGTTCCGCGAGACCGACGAAACGCCGGTGAAGCTGAGACGGCTCGCGCGAAACGGCGAAGGAGGCGTGAGTGGGTAAGTGATAGCCATGATGCTTTGCGATTAAGCGAACGCAGCGCGGTAAGAGCCGCCGCGCCGAACCATGTCTGGAATCTCGGCCTTGAGCCGCTTGCGCTCTTGGTCGAGGATCGGCACGAGGTCCGAGCGCGAGACGCCGGACGCGATGTTGTAGGTGATGTTTACCGACGAGCCGCCTTTGCCGCTGCCACCGCCCATCGCGCCATTAGGCACGATGCTGCCGGACGAGCCAGGAACGAAAAGCTCCGGCCCTTTCTCGCCGACCATGTACGCGCTGCCGGCGCCAACGGGACCGCCCTCGGCGCGGAAGCCGGCGAAGATTGCCTCGCCGAGCCCCTTTGCGAGCGGAGCCGTGACCTGCTGCCGAAGTATCAGTCGCATCAAATCCATCCCAAGCGCCTTCACGACTTCGCCCAGCTTTTGCCCGCTGAAAATTGCATCTTCAAAACTGCTTGCGATCATTTCGCCGGCATCCATTGAAACGCGTTCAAGGGAACTCATCTCTTTTCCGAGATTGTTTATTCGCTTCGTCTCATCGTCAATGTCTCCGAAAAAGTCATTGAGGGCTGCGTTAACCCTGGAGTCCTCGTTCTTCTGCATCGCGATTGTCAGCGCCTCAACAGCGCGCGCAGCTTGCTCAATCGGGATTTTGCCATCAGCGGCAAGCCTGTTTACCTCGTCAATCTGCCGAATGAAAACGCGAGACGGATCAGAGATGTCGCGATAACCTTCCGCCAGATTTTCAAGCGCCTCGCGTTCCTTTTGCACGGCTTCGCTTTTCTTCGACTGCGCGGCAATCATCGCGTCGGTCTCTTTTTCCATCACGTCCAGACCAGTTTGGAACGCCGCGATTTTGCGATCCTGATCCGTTTTCCGAAGAGTCTCAGCGTCATCGAAGACCTTTTTCTGGCCTTCGTTAATTTTGTCCTGCACCTTCTTCATCTCATCCGCCAATGCGTTCTCCTGCTCAATCAAACTCGCGATGGCTTTTTTCTGTTCGTCGGTTTTTGCGGCCTCCTTCATCCCTGCCTTCTTCGACTCATCGAAGAAAGAGCCTGGTTGCGCAGGCGCCATGAACATCACTGGTGCCTGCAACTCTTTGCGCTGTTTGATAATTCTCTCCTGCTCCTTTCTCAATCCGGCCATCTGTTGCTCGGGTGTTTGCGCCTCCTTGATTGCGCGCAACGTGTATTCAAGCGACCGTTTTGTGGATTCCTCAATCTGCTTCGCGAAGTCTGCCGCCTCCTTGTAGCTGTCGGAGATTTTCTCAATCAACGTTTGAGCAACTTGCAACCCGCCTCCGATGCCGAGACCGGCGAGCAATCCCTTTCCGACAAAGCTGGCGTTGAGCTCCTTGACCTTCATTCCCATCCGGTCGAAACGGTTCTGCACGCTCGCAAACGCCTGCGCCGTCTCGTCTGTCGCCCTGAGCTGGAATGTTGCGCTAGCCATTTGGTTTGTTGAGTTTGTTCTGGTGGTCTATGTAAGCCAGCCAGCCGTTCAATTCCTGCACCGGCATGGCTGCGACTTCGTGCGCGAACTTTCCGAGGCGATCCGCAATGGCATAAACGGCGAGGAAGTCGGAAGCCTCCCCGCCGTGGATCAGTTTTTTAGCTCTTCAACCGCGGGCGCCTCCGTCGAGATAATGGCGTTGGCGACGCGCGCAACGATGTTGCTGTCGGCCTTGTTCAAGAGCGTCGGCTTGTGGTCAATGTCGAAGAGCTTCTTCCCGTCGGCGTCGGCCGCTTTGAGAATCAGAATGTCAACGAGTAACTCCATGTCGCTCTCGCGGCTCTTGCGATACAGCTTGTTTTTCTCCGCGAGAGTGACCGGCGTTGCGTAAACCGTGAGCTTCCACTCGGGCACCTCAATTTTCTTGGTGCCGAGTGAAGCGAAATGTTCCCGAACAAGGTCGATTGCGTCCATGCGTCACCTCAGACTGTCAAAGTCGAGAGTGCGCCGTTGCCTTCGATGGAGATGGAGCCCTCAACCATGCCGTCGAAAGCCGCGGTGATGTCGAACTTCGTGACCACGCCGCCACCGGAGTAGTAAGTCGAAGTCGCCGTGATGCCCATCGGATAAAGGTTCACAGTCACGGACGAGCCGATGGAGCAAAGCACTTGGCCGGCGTCGATCGGGTCCCAGTAAACGGAGCCGGACACGTTCCAAGTTTTCATCGTTCCGCGCCGCGTGCGGTAGGTGTCGCCGATGACGGAATCTTCGACGGTATCGGACGAGTGCGAAAGCGAGTAGTTGCGCAGCTCGCCGACGGTGGTGGATGAGATTTTGACGACGCCAGAGCGTCCGAGTTGGTTGGCCATGTTATTCGGTGGTTAGGTAGATGCAGTTAAAAGTGTGCCGAGCGACGCCCCATCGTTTATCCTCGTCGGGTTCGATCACATAATCGACGGACGTTAAATGCGTGTCCCGACACGCTCCGCCAAGGGTCGGGTCTGCCAAGATTGCGGCCTCAACTGCGGCGGAGCCCGTGTCAAATAGGTCGTCAATGATGGTGGCCGAGGTCTGCGCCGTGAAATAATCGACCATGACTTGGAGCTGGCGAAACTGC